GGATTAAAAAATTAAATCCTTTTAAGATTTGGCTCCTAAATATTTTATTTTTACAGTTATATATAAATATAAGGATATAGGATATAATTAAAAAATTAAATCCTTATCCATATCGATCTTTGAAATATTTTTTTTAACCAATAAATTACCCAACATTATGTCCAACAAAATGACAACTATGGAGAGAGTAAACAACGTGGTAACCATTTGTGGTAACCTGAAGGATTACATTATTAATTTCGGTGAGGTGGTAATAGCCTACAGGAACGAGGATGGAACCTTGAAGGTCACCATTGCCGATACGAAGGACGAGGATTTCTATCCGGGGAAGGTTGGTATTCAGGATGAAAATCCAACATTGGATTCCACCTTCCTGTACTTTGATGAGGTAGATAACAAATGGGAGGAATTTAAGATTGGTTCTTTGGTTTATACCGGGGAGAACGGAAGCCTGGTAGAGGACGATGATATTTATAATAAGGTCCAGGAGTTCCGAAAGGCCAATTCCAACAACACTGCAATCTAATAAAAAAGGACCGCAAGGTCCTTTTTTTATGCCCGTATCCGTAGGACCATGTCCGTAGGATTCGATTTTACCTATCATACTGCGATTCTAAGGAGAGATCCCCGGGTGACCTTCATAATTGTAAGGCCGAGGAATTTTCTTTTGTTAGAATCGCAAAAACATCCATTAATCCAATGTGACGTTCGGAGAGGATATTGCCTCGGCAACCGCATCCAATCGGTCAGCCACCTTTTCCAGCGCAATGGCGATTGGTTTGGTGTACACATTGGTACTCGCCGCCTGTTGGACAGCATTCAGCGTGGAGCTGAGGATACCAAAGGCCTCCTCCACCTTATCCCCGTATGTACCGGGATGGCTGCTTTGCCCCTTGGATCCCAGGGAGATCCCACTACTACCAACCTGGATAACGGAATGGGGTACCCCAGCATCAAGGGTTATCGTCCCGTCATGGGATATATTAATGGATGAACCACCGTTGGTTATTACCCATCCGGAGCCGTCCTCGAAATATATGGTGGCAAACCCCATACCGGACCGGTGGTTGGATATCACCTCCACATGGGTACCGGCGGGGATGTTGGTGTTATTGGTGGTGGGGTCATCCTTACGGAACCAAAATAGCTGCCGGGGATTGTCGGAAACGGATAGTAACCATACCTCCATCCCGATGGTTGGCGTGGTGACCGCATTGGGGTGGGTACAAAGGAATGGCATAACCGGGGGGAGGAGGTCCTTATCCTCCCCGGAGAACATCCCCGGTGCCTCTACCTTTATATTACCGTTTTTGAGGACCTCTATAACCCTTGCCGGTCGCAAGGTCGCGTTGGATAGTTTCATCTCCTGGTATTTTTATTGTGTCAATGGGGTGGGTGATCCGGTTGATTTCAGATACCGTGTGGTGGTCGAAGACAGGAAGGTTGGACTCCACCTCCAACGAAACCGGGAGTATCCGGTTCTTTTCGTCATTGGTGGTACCGTCCATCTCTGCCTGCCACTCCCCTTCGAGGGATTCCGGTATGTGATAGGAACAGGTGATCACCTGGCCCATATAGGTAATGTTATAATTTTGGATAAATGCCATTTTTGTAATTATATGCTGCATGCACTCCAGCAGGTCGGTAAAGGTATCCAGGTGGTATTTAAGGTCCACCCCGATTTTCAATGGGACCCGGCGGTATTCCCCGCAAAGGGTGTATAAATTATCCTCATACTCCACCTGAAACTCCCCGGTGGTGTACGGGCAGGACAGCTGGTCGGCCATTATATTAATCCCCTGGGGGGTGACAATACAGCGGGGAAGGGTGTTATATATATACTGCTCGTTGGTGATCTCGAGGGGCTCCTTGGAGTAGTCATATTCCTTCTCCATCAGCCAAACCACATCATCACCGGTATTAATGATCATGTGGGGAATGAAGATATCCCTGATTTTAATGGACCGGTTCAACCGGAGCATCAACCCCTTTAGAACAGTGGAAAGGAAGAGTTGTTGGTTATTACAATCCACCAACCCATTCCTTATCTTATCCACAATGGATGTGTTTTCCATATTATTTTACCGTTACATTATATTCGGTCAGGGATTTGATGGATGCCTTTGAGTTATTCAAGGAGTCCTGTAAGGAGGTATCCAACCGGGCGCAGACAGTGATCTCATAATATAATGGATCCATATACAATGAATTTCTTACATTGAAACCAAATGTATACTGCGCCTGGTCAAGGCCATCCCTACCATCCGGGGTCTTTTTTCCGAGGTTGTAGGCAACAATCATTGGAATGGATATGGATTGTCCGGCGGCGAGTTCCATATATCCATTACGGGATTCCGAGTTGATGCACAGGGCATATTTGGAATTGATCATCGGATATACCACGAGATTATTATCAAGGACCTTTTCCCTGGTAACGGTTACGTCCGGTTTATTTCCGGTACCACCGTCACCACCGGTACCACCACCACTGGTCTCATCGATGATCGTTACATTTTTGGATACCGTGACATTCAGGTTATAGTACAGGATGGACCCGCTGCCATCCCCATATCCCCACACCTTGCCGGAGAGGACCTGCTTGCCGGCGATCTTCCCCAGGTCGCTGTCACCGGACAGGCCGAATGCAATCTCCCTTCCGGTATCGGTGGACCCGGCAACCCAACCTTTGGTGATCTCCGTATACTGGTTGATGTTGGCATTATCATAATCCAAATACATTTTCCTTGTTAGCAGGGGATTTTTTATCCACGGCATCACCTTATCGGTATGGTAATATGTCTGGTTTGCGCCATTCACCCTCATTGTGGATTTATATATCTTCTCCACGACAACATCCACTGTGGCTGTGTTCCTTATAATGACACTTAGATTGGGTACCCATAAGCTGCCGCTCCTTTTATAACTACCATCCACGGTAGCATTGCCTATTTTTATGGTATTCCAAAACTTCCTATCCGGTTGGGGGTAGGCGGAAGATACCTGGGTGGATGCCTCCGATAAATATTCACATTGGATAAATGCATTTGTATTGTTTTTCTTGGAGTATTTTTCATACCAATCCCACCAGGCAATACCATCCGATGCATTATATGGGGTGTCCTTGAGGGTAAGAACCTCATTTCCATCATTATTCACCATGATGGTCAACGGGCAGCTGCCGGATCTTCCATCATAGTCAGTGTATAGGATTTTCCCGGTATAGGCAACAAACTTATCCAGTGTGGCGTTATTTTCCCATGTATCGGGGACACTTATTAGGTTATTGGCATCAAAGGAATCCTTATCAATTTTGAAGTCAAAATATTTGGTGTATGTGCCATCCACCAGATTTGAATCCTCATCTTTCGTTATTGGTTCCAGGGAACAGCCGGTTACGCAACCATTATTGGCCAGTTCGATACGGTCCACCTTTGTTTTGTCCCCTTTATCCCCCTGTGCAGCGCCGGCGGCGGTGAATCCAAACCGGGTATGGTATCTATCCACGGTGATTTTTATGCCCCGGGAGCCGAGATGGATAATCCCACCGTTACCCCCCGGCCCATGTATATTCTGTCCGGCAGCAAGGCCAACAGGATCCTCGAATTTACTATTACCGGTGATACCAAATATTCCTACATTGGTGTCATCATATACCCAATATTCGTTATAGCCATCATTTATACCGGACCCCCCGGTGGTACCGGGATTTAGTGGGGTCACCGGATTGTTCTTGTTATCATTATTATCCTCACCGGTTTGCCCGTGTTGGTTGTCCCTATCCCATGGCGAGGACGAGACCTTATTAGGGGTGTTTGTGGGACTTGCGGAATCGGAGCTTCGGGTGGTGGAAGTCTCTTCCGCGGCATCATTGTTTATCCATTTCATTTGGGTCCCCCTGGTATACCATGCGGCGGAGAGGGAATCCCCATCAAAGGGGTTATATGCCCGGAAGTATATAATTTGATTTCCCCTCTGCCAGCCGGTGGCCACCTCGGACTGGCCGTAGTCATCAATTGCATTGTACATTATACACGGCCCATAGCCGACCCCGTTGTTAATCCGCTTGAAATCATTTGGGGTGCCCACGGCGGAGGACCAGTTGATAATCTTATTTTCATTATTCTCATCCCCATTCACATAGGAGTCCACCGATGCGGGGAAACAGGGGAACAAACGTAAGGAGTGCTTGGTGTTGTTGGTTATTGTCAGCATCGCGGAGCCGGTGACGAGGTCATTGGTTTTCATCACCCCACCGGAGGGTACGTCACCGGCAACCACGCTATTGAATGCCGGGGCATGGACAATATTATTTATGTCCGGTTGGATGTCATTTATGATATTATCCAGGGTAAAGGTTACCGACAGGGTACTTGCCGAGGTACCCAGGAGGGTATCCTGGATGGAGGTAATCATACTATCCAGGCTGAGTAACTTATCCCTCAGGGGGATAATCCTACGCTCATCGGTATAGAAACCCGAGGATATATTCTCCGGCCTATGGAAATAGGTGATATTTTGGTCGGTGATGCTATCGCTGACGTGTTCTATAATACCTTTTTCCTCCAGGATATTCTCAAAGTAATTGGTTTCTATATCATTGTTGTTCTCCTCAATAATGGAAAGAATGGACACATCCTTGGTGAGCTCCTCCGGGAAGGTTACATTTTTAACGGTGGTCCATCCGGTATGGCATTCCACGTAGGGGTACCCGAAACCCCATACGATGCGGGCCTGGATATCCACGGTTTCCCCCTGGGTGATAGGAATATCTATTTGATTGAATTTAATCTCCGAGGTATTTTGCACCAGTTTTCCCTCCTGGTTGATATCCGGGAAGTATACATTGTAGGTTCCATTTTGGTATTTCATATATTTGGACCTACTTGGGGGTGCATACATAACCCACTCCGGGAAAACGAAGTTACTCCCTATCGGCTGGATGTTTGCCTGTGGGGTATCCGGGTTTTTGTACCGGTACCTGACCTGGATTCCAATCACATCCCCCATGGTCACCACATCACTGTGGTCAGAGATGATTTTCTCCACATCCAGGTATCCACGGATTCTAAACTTTGAATCTTCTATGGGAATGGTGGCCTCGTTGGCGGCCTGCGCGATGGCATCCACTGCCTTTTTAATGGATTCATTTAATTTGTTCTGCTGCTCCTTGAGATCGGTGATCTGTGCGGTGTACATGGACCTTGTCCCTGACATATCATCGAATGATATACTGGAGAGTTCATCCTGCAGGACGGAGATCTTACTGGTTACCTCTTGGAGGGAGGCCTGGTATTGGACCTTTTGCTTATATAACGACCGGATATTTTGTACGGACTCAGAGTCATTCATGTGTTTGTTGATTTGGATCACCTCCAAAGGCATAATGGACTCATCCTTATTAGGATCCCCAATGAAATCATCCCCGGTGATTAGGTTGTAGTCGTCCTGGTCGTATTTTGTTATTGCCGGGGAGATGATGGTGGAGAGCTCGGTAAGGGTATCCCCAACGTTTTTCACATATTGGTTATAGTAGGTTCTAAAATCCACCCCCTCCTCATCCTTTAGGGAGTCCACATCCAACATTATACCGTTTCCCCATTCCGAACGGACATTCATCCTGGAGTCCAGTGGGGCAACGGCGATAAACACATACCTATCCTCCTCGAGGGGGATATGGACATATTTATCCTCCTTGAAGTCTGCTTCCTTATAATATCGAAGAATGGAATAATCCCCTGGGGTTCCCCCGTTCGCCGGGATAATGTTTACATACTCCCCATTAAGGACCTTCAATACCAGCTGGTTGGTGATTCCCTGGATATCGGTGATTTCAAACTTCGCAGTTCCGTTATAGGTGATAAGCTTATCCCCAACGGCGAGGTCCTTTCCGGACTGCCCATCCTGGAATTTATAGGTTAAGGAATCGTGGTTTTCATTATCCCTTATCTTAACCGTAATATACTCCTGGATTTGGTCATCGATATTATCACTAACCAACTCATCCACGATATACTGCCCGGAGGCCATGCTTTTCACCGGGAGTTCATTTATGGTGTCATACTCGACATAATCCACGTTTGGGGTGAACCCGGCGAGGTTCTCCATAAGGGTGGTATAATCCATACGTTGATTTACCCCTGTCGGTACCGCATCAGCATTCATTATAACCACCTTTTTCACACATACCCTGGATATATCATCCGGAATCGCGGATAGGTCGATATTAATATAAGGGGACGGGGTGAGCATGTCCTTGAACATATTAACTGACTCCTTTTTGAATACGGATACCTGTTCCGGCATCTCAATGGGGTTTGGTGCCTGCTGGTATCCCCGGAGTTGGATGGCCCTGGAGTTGCCATCAAAATTATACCACGCCTCCCCGGTCTTTGGGGCGTTGACCAGGTTATCAAATGCATCCTGCAGGAAATTTACCTTGTTCTCCAAGGATAGGAAGGAGGGGATGGTATACTGGGTGTTATTAATAACCGTTGAAAGGTGACCCTTTTTGGTAAAGAACGAGTCGTTGATGGTTTTAAGCAATGACAATTGCTCTTTATATAACCTCACAATCTGCTCCAGCGTCTCGGTAATAGTCATATCAATTCAATATTTCAATATTATATATTTCTATAATATGATCCCGGTGTACCTTAGATTGATTTTGGGCTGGTTTACCTATTGTGTGATTTTATTGACCACACATTATTATATATTTACAAAGCACCGAAATTAAAAACTAATTGATAAAAAAAAGATAAATTGGTATATGGCTTTACCACACATTAGAAACTCAAAGGCAGGGGTCAATAGGTGGGATCCCGTACATGTTAATATTTTCGAGGTGGCTTTCAGTCTCCCTGAGGCCATTCGCTCGGATTTTGGATCTGATGAGGCACTCATCTCGGAACATGTAACAAATGTTAGTGGCCTGGATGCTTTAGGCCGCGCACCTGAGGTTGGTCAACAGAAATTTATGGGTACGGACAGGTCCTATATTAATCCTAAGTTGGACTCCACCCATGCAGAAATCTCTATTGGTTTCACCCTGAACCTTAGGGATGATACCGATGACTACGTATACAAACTCCTCCGCGCCTGGGCTGCATTGGGATATAATATCAATACCGGTGAGAGGGCACTAAAGAGACAGTATGTTGCCGATTGGTTTAAGGTATCGGTGGCCAATAGGGATGGTCAAATCTTCCACCAGATCGTATTCAAAGATATGATGATGAATGGTGCATTGGAGGGTTATAATGAGCTCAACTATGACACCAATGAACCCGCAGCCATTACTGCAAAATTCGTTAGTGACTGGTGGGATGAGACCATGGCATAACCTATGGAATGTACACATAAAAAAAGGGGCCTAAGCCCCTTTTTTTGTTTAATAATTTAATACTTTAATATTCCACCTTCTTACCCGGATGGAATTTCTCAAATGCCTGTGAGTAATATTCCTTTGCCTTTTCCTCATCCAAATAAGGTACCGGATCCATGAACATCCCCAGTTTTCCAAAGGCCTCTAATCTTTCCCTATCCGAACCGGTCTCCTGGTCACAAAGCCATTTTCCGCCCACCTGTACTGGATGGTAGGATGTATTTGTGTTCTTCAAAACCTTTTTAATCTTTGAGATATTAAATCCGAGCTCCTTCATGGCATTGACCCCTTCAATCAGTACATCCCCTTTATCAATGTTAATGAATGGTGCTTCGTAATTAACCTTTTCCGAATCCCAATTTGAAATCCGGAATAACTCCTGCGCCATATGTTGACTCTCGGGGCGGCAATCGGGATAAATCGTATGGTCACCCTTGTGTAATCCTAATGAAATCAACACATTGCAATTATTTACTAAAGCAATGCTCAAAGCCTTGCCATAAGTAATTGCACTGAAAATAACATTGCGGTTAGGTACCACGGTACTTTTCATGTTGTTCTCATCGTAGTTTCCGTGGGGAACCTCCTCATTTTTATTTGTCAGCGAGCTTTCAAATCCGGCAAATGCAGATTTCAAATCAATTACTTGAAAATCAATTGGAAGGCTGAGTGATTGGAGGAATTTTACATTCTTCTGTGCCTTTTTCAGTTCAATTTTATGCTTTTGACCATAATCAAATCCGATTGCATGTACCTTTTTCCCCATTGCCAACCAATATAATGCGAGGCAGGTACTATCCATTCCACCGGACATTGAAAGAACGACCGTATCAAAATCAAAAGGTTCTTTTGTTACATCAGTGCCCATTAATCCGTTGTTATTTTCCATTGTTGTTTATTGTTTTGTTATGTTTTAATATATTGGGTTACCGGTCTTATTTAATATTTTTTGCATTCCTCCTGTTATATAGACCTTCGGGAACATAGTTCTTATTAAACTCATCCCATGTGGCCACATATAGATGTTTTTTATCTTTGGTGCGGAATATCACACACACCGTATAGGCATCCCCTTTTTTCACCTCACCGTATGATATCACCACCACCCTATCTCCACAGGGACCTACGTAGACGGCCGGCGTCTTTATGGAAAACCTGTATATGGTGGTGGTAATGATAATGGTGATACAAATTAACAATACGCTTGTTACATCCATTTCTTTTCCTCCTTTGCAATTTCCTCCGTGAGCACCATCTCCTCCTCCTCACTCAAACTGCCGGTACACAGTCCACCAAACTCGGTCCAAATGAGATTATCCCGGAGAAATCCCCTCCATTCCAACTTGTCGCAATCAAAATAACGAACCACCCGGGCTGACAATGCCACCCCACAATCCTTTGGAACCGCATTGTTGGCTATTATAATATCATCCTTTTTGGTTCCGCAGGCCACCCGGATGGAACCGTCCTTCTTTTTATATGCAAACAGGGGACTGTCCTTGTGGAGTAATATGTCCAGGGTTTCCAGTGCACTGATTCGATCATAAATCTTGTAAAATTTTCGTGAATTTTTTTCCATTTTTTATAATTATTATTTTAGAATATTATCCGCACCATTACCGCCAATCCGGTGCCTAAAAATATGACCCCACAAATAAAGTTAACCATGGTGGCGGTCCATGCCCCGAACAAACTGGTTTCCTTTTCCAGGGTGTCATGGTATTTATTCTCCCTATATAGTCCACAGCAGTTGTATACCAGCCACACAAATGCAATGGATAGAAAAATATAATGCATCATATTTTTTAACTAAAATCGGTGAACCTACTAAATCTCAAGCCATCCGAAATGAAATATTGAGTGGAATACTCCCCATTCATTCCATCATCCAAATCATCTGTTTTATACAAAACATCTTTTATTTCATCCAGGAAAGAGTCAAGAGTATATCTATTTTCATATTCATCAAGGATTATCTTATCCTTGAGAAAATTCTTAATGGTATTCAGATTTATTTTGTATTCGTTGTTCAATTCCCAAAAATGGGTTTTGAACATACCATTATAAATTGCAGGATAGTCCCATAGGAACTGCCATCCAGCACTCCTTTTGCCCAAATGAATGGGCTTGGGGAGCTCGCTTGTAATCTTCTCCTGATATTCTTCCCACTTGTTAGAAATATCCTCATTGTTTTCAAATTCGGTAAGCATATTGGATGTCAAACCAATTAGTTTGGTTCTTTTACTCTTACTGATTTTTTCGAATGTGTAAAAATTCGTTCCCATAATGATAAAAAATTTTACAATTGTTATAATTTAATCCCACCACTCTCTCATCTTCTCATTAAGAATCCGGTGATATAGTCTCCAACATTTCTCATCATACCAATCATATTGGAAGACCCTATCGTGGTTTCTGCTCCAAACCGTGCCCTTTGGTGCGTTCCTCATGTTAATATAAAGAATTGGTTTGCCTACCTTAAGCTCATGACGGTAATATTCACTTGTTTTATCCATTTGCCGCAATAGGTTTACCGCGAGTCTTAAATACCGGGCATTGTCCTCATTTCCTACAGCAATTTTGGATTTTTCGAAGTAATCCCTCATCTCCAACATTGCTATTTTGTCCACGTCCAACAGAAAACCATAATCAAATGGTCTGAACTTCCAAATCGCCGGGAGAAATATGGTCAGATTGTAAAATCCATGTTTAATTTCCCTGAAAATGTACTTTATCTTCCTCATAGCAGTTGAATTTATTTTCTAATTTATTTTCATTTCCAATTGTATTTATATATAACAGGTTTGTAATATACATTTAGTAGACGCCGCGATATATTTTTCTTTTTGCACTCATTTCCTTATTAGATAGAAATCAGCCCACAAATCAATGAATTGTTTTCCGCTGTAATCGGCTAACGCCGTGTTCCTATAGCAGAGGTGAGGTGCGAAGGATGAACTCGCAATTGATGGGCTGTTAGACGTATACGTTGTTGCGAGTCCATCGTATTCACCCTTATAGCAGTCTCTATCGTATATAGAGGTGTGTTTCTGTTTCCATTCACCGCTCATTTCTAACATTTCATCGTGGTTGTAAAGACGCAGCAAAGGGTACCATCTCCGCTCATTTTTTGTGAATTGTGGTTTCCATCCCTCGTTCAATGCGGCTGTAATGATGCGGAGTTTCAAATATGCCGTTATGTCGGGCATATTATCGTTCGTATCTCGGTATGCAAGCACCATTGGGTGGTCATAGCCCAACTCATTGCAAGCATCCTCAAAGGTTTTGATGCGCTCTGTGGCTGTTCTGTATGCAGCCTTGATGTTCTTTACGTCAATCTCCATTTTCTATTAACCAATTAATATCAATTGCATATACAGGGTTATTCATCTCCTCCACTGTCATCTCTTTTCGTCCATCCAAATGGCGGGTGCTTCTTCATTTCCTTATATACTTTGCTCCAACAACAGGGCAACAGTATCAATATTCGGCTTGACCTGTTGATATATATCAATCTTATCCTCTACATCCTGGCCCGGCCAGCAACTGACAATTATTTCGTACTCACATCTACTCCAATACTGATACTTACACCAGTCATCCACAAACTCAACGAATTCATCGTGGCTCTTGGGGCGCCTTGATTTTTTGGCTTTTTTGTATTGTTCCACCAGGTACGGGATTATATCGTACGGGACGAACGCCCGGTCGCCGCGGTCATAAATTATTGCATAAAAATGTTTCATATCACCTTATATTTTTGTTTTATTTATATTTGTATATAACTGGTCGGTGGTATACATTTAGTAGGCAATATATTTTTTCACAAAAAAACCACCCGAAGGTGGTTTTTGGTTGATCTTATTGATTTGGTGTTCCTTAAAGATTCAGTGAGAGGAACTCCGCCAATGAAATCACCCCAATATTTATTGATTCGTCCACATATACCTTATGTTCATCATCGTGAGGTACACCATCGGGCCAGTAATATTTACCCCCTCGAGGACCGACATGCATTTTTACCTTGATTTTTTTCCCGGTATTTTTATCGGTTACCTCCTGGTCCTCTATTCTCTCCCCATTTTGGGGTTTTCCACCTTTTGGATCCTGTTTTCCACCTTTTGGATCCTGTTTTCCACCTTTTGGATCCTGGTTTCCGCCTTTTGGATCCTGGTTTCCGCCTTTTGGATCCTTGTTTCCGCCTTTTGGATCCTGGTTTCCGGCTGGTACCGATACCTTACTTAGGTTATTTTGTGATGCTGGAGGATCATTTTTGGATATGTTTGTGATAGTATTGTTCAGTTCACCGAGGGACGCTGTTCTAATTGTTGTAATGTTATCCGCACAGCCTTTTGACATGGTTGCAGCCTGGGTGAGTTGTTTTTGTGCCTCCTCCGCAGAGGTATTGTTGGTGGTGTCCTTTACCTCCTTATCGAGAGCTTCCTTGTCCTTTTCCGAGATTTTTTCCGGGACATTCGCCTTTTTCATGTCATCCTTGATATCCGTACCATTGACCTCCTTGTAGCGCTTCGCCCATTCCTCCGGGGGGTTGAAGTTGCCGTCCTTATCGGTCATGGAGGCCCTCATTTGGGCGAGGAGCCTTGCTTGCTCGGTTTTTTCCTTGTCATCCTTGTCACTATTATCAATGGCCTTTTGTGCCTTATCGGCCATTTGGGACATTGCAAGTGCCGATTTGACATCATTTTCCTTCTTTTTTTGGTCATCACCTTTACCATCCTTGTCACCACCACCGGCGGCCCATCCGACACCCTTGGCGAGGGCGCTAATACCAGCACCGATGCCGGCAAATAGGCCACCAATACCACCACCGATGGCCTTTGCAAAGTCAGAGTTAAGGAGCGGCTGGCATAAATAGGCCAACACGGATCCTGCCATTAATGTAAGAAGGGCCTCGTCCACCTTTTTTCCAGGACCGGGCTCGAATTGTTTGTTTATGTACTCGTTAAGATCCATATATTTTATCTATTTCATTTTTAAGAATCCCATAATAGTCCACCCGCAGGTATTTGGAGAGGGATATACTCGGGCTTCCCCGGTAAAATCCCTTTTCATCCCCTTTGAGGAGGGCCTCCCGGAGTTTGGTGGCACTGATGTCATCATCCGTTCTTTTAATCTCCAATAACCTAAAGTCATCGCTGAGCATGGCCTTGTCATGGTATTTGTCCACCATTTTTTGGTAGGATGCCACCCTGTCGGTACCGCATACCCACCCGGAGACCTCGTACCCTTCGTTATATAGGTCGGACCCTATTTGGATAATATTGGCATTTTTAACCACCCGGAACCCGGCCACCTCCTTCATATCCCCAAATAAATCCTCATATAATGGAAGGAGGGTGGAGGTTTTGAATGGGTGCCGCTGGTCCACCTTGTCATCCGGGACGCCAATCATGCATACCATAACCGGCCTGCCGGTCTCCTTATATATGGATTGTAGGCATTTTTGGTGGCCTCTGGTGAGGGGTTGGAATCTGCCAACTATGATATTTATTTTTTGCATTGTATACAATATAAATATATAATATATTTTTTCATGTACCATACCATCACATGTGGGGATGAAAGGATTGAATGTTATATTTTAGTATATATAGGCAAACATAAAATTGAAATTCAAAAATCATGGCCTCTCAGCAGCAATATAATAATTACCAGCTATACCGGACAACCCCGTTGGTTTTCGGGGATATGATGTTGGATTTGGTATTGGATTGGACCTATCCGGATATACCATATCTATTTGTAAAGGATGCCCATATACGTCCCATATCGGAATGGGTGGGGTATAACCGGCCGTCAGGGGAGTATATTCTCAATAGACCCCACCAAATGAACGTCAAGGATTTCTACCTAAAAACAAGGGATACGTTCTATGAATCCAATATAGATCCGGATTTGAAATCCGACTGGCCGGTGGTGGTCCCCAAAGGCACCTCCAATGATGAAAGAAAGTATATGAAAAACTGGGATGATACCTATTGGGCAGGAACCCGGAGGATGTCATACCAGTTATATGGCACCACCCATGGGACCATGATGCCGTTTTGGTTGGAGGACTGCCAGGCATTGAGATTGCATCTCTTTTTGGGAAGATTCGGCGGGGTCGGTGGGTCCAACACGGATTTCAAATATACCATCGTCCTGGCAAAGGATAGGGATGCGTATGGGTTTACGGAAAAGGAAAAGGAGGTGGAGATCCCAAAATTTCACCAGGATTTCTGTAACTACCTATGTGATTACCTGGAATATGTTGGATTGGTGGGGGGAAATAATGATGTGGTCACCATGAATATCAAATCCAATACCGCGTATATAAGGGGATTGGATTGTGACACCGGCGCGGTGAGAACAGTACAGGATCTGCACATATGCCGTAATATACTATATAGGGAAAGGCCGTTGCTGGAGACGAACTCGTTGATATCCAGTGGGTTTAAGCTCCATGAGCTTGTCCCTTGCCAGTCTCTTTGTCTTAACCTGTGCTATGATATCCAGGATATAATCCAGGCACAGTACCTGAAGATGGTGGCCAACACCCCGAATATTATTGCATCTTCCTCGGCGGAATGCCAAAGGAAGAATGGTTCGTGGGAGAACATCACCAAAGGGGATATATATACCAACCATGAATATGTTCCGAGACCGAAGCATGTTACCTCGGTATCAGGAAATGCCCCTGCCGTTGTGGAGGATGATGGCCTGGACTTTGGCCAGGGTCCCAATGCGCTGGATTATAAAATGGACCATAAGGTAACCGCACTGGCCCATAAAAATAGGATAACCCAACCGGTATGCCACTGGGCGATGACCAACGAACCAAATATGCTTTGGAATGTATATGATGGCTTTGGGTCCTGGTCAAAGAATAAAAATGGTGAGTTGATTATCTGGGGTCACGGGTGGGGGGATCAAACCGATACCAACAGCACCAATTATAACAACGGAACCAGCTCCTCGCAGATAACAAAATTTATCGGGGATGGGGACCAAATAGCCGAGGTTCTCGGGAATCCCCAAAAATATTTCGGTATCTACCTGGCCAATCTGTCAGGGTATGTGAATGGAAATAAATTTGGATATGGAAAGGAGAACACCAATTGGCCGGACCTGATATATGCCGGATTGGCCACCACCCCCCCATACTCCTCCGTATACAAATACGGGTCAGGAACAAGGGAGTATGTGTTGGATAAGAATACCGCAGCGATTTGGTCATGCCGGTATGGTCCCAACGGGGAGGATAACCTCCCGGATACCACCAATGAGGAGACCGGAAGGGATTTGTTGTTTGATGTTGCCTACGGGCACGATATGGACAACCGGTTTGCAAAATATATCGCACCGAACTCCAGTAAGGATGATATCAATACGGTGGCTGCCGGAGGAAGCCTTCTCCATAGAATGAAGGATGGGTTTAGGATGGTTAACAACTGCTATGGGTTGTTTGTGTCCATGGACCGGAGGATGATGGAAATCGATGGGGTGGAAAAGGATGTGTTGTCCGTGATTTTTTGGACCCCAACAGTCACCAGGGATAGAACAGATCCGGTGGCATCAAAGGTTATATATGCCGACCATACCGATAGCGAGCTGATAGTGTCAAATATATCCACCTTATTAAGAAAATATTATAACCGTTACATCCGGTATATTACCAATCCGGATGGAAGCATTAAATCCGACCCCGATATTCCGCCTATTATGGGGAATATACCACCTATACTTAGTGCATTGTCCTCCGTCGAGGGGGTGGAGGTGGTATTTTTTAACCGGACCATTACCCACAGATCGGATGTTACCCTGTCGCCAAAGGCATCGGAGTTGAATCTGTATAAGCTGAACGGAGGAAACGCCTACGTGTTCAGATATTCGGATAAGATAAGACCTGCAATATTTACGCCGGGGGCGGAAAGGATCACCGGGGATCCTAATAATAACCTGTCATTTAGAAAGTTTGGGAGAAATTTCCTATACCTGAAGGATATGCACACCGCCCAGGAGTTTATGAATATATACCCCGAATATATGTCCAACGTCACCATACAGGATGGATATATATCCGGTACCACAAACCCGGAGGGGGGCGAGGTTTATATATGTCGACCACCGGTAAAAACAAGGTATAACTCCTATATTGGCACCAACGTGCCGCCGGTATATAAATCCCTTAACTATGATAGCATCCACCGCCTAAAAACAAACACCTATATGGATACCTATACCCGGAGTGAGCAAGGGGATGATGTCATCTATACCCCTGGGGATAAATATAGGATCACCGATGGTACCGGGGAGTATGTCTCCACAAAAAACCTATATGGTGATCTAATGTACACCGAGCCGCTGTACTCCTTATATGGGATAGGATGTGAGGATGGGGTTCAATACCCCGAGAATTGGTCCCAGCTTCCGGAGTTCAAGTGGTTCGACCAGAGTAGGGTATCGGTTATGGACGATGAAATCACCGGTATTATATCGGTTATGGACGACAAAAAGGCATCCATGGAGAATGCTGCATTGGAAATGATCCAGGGGAGATGTGCAACCGGTAGGAAGTATGTCGACCTTGTGTACATAAAAAATATATATAATATCAAATATGATTTCATTGAGATGACCTCCGGTGGATTATATAAATATAAAGTAACTGCAACATTAAAATGAGTGATGTCAATAACAACGGGCTTACCGAGATAAAACTCCCCGATCTCACCAACCCGGGATTCGGTGCCGGAATGGCAAAGGCATTTGAAAATATTCAAAACAACTTTAATAAGATTGCCAACCTGGCACTGGAGAAAGGTCCTTCCGGGGATGCGGCAACCTATATACCATTTAACCTAAACGCCATATTTATGGCCCCGATCATTCGCCTGCTATACTTCCTGGATGATCCCATCATACAGGATGCCCAGGAGCTATATGGGTATGGTATCCGCCAGTGGGGGCAGTTATTAAAGGTTCCCAGCGGGTATTCCTTGTTCTGCCAGGGGATTTATAATACAAGTATTTACGATGGATGTGCCTGGGGATATCAGGCCGCCGATGGGACCACATGGATCGGTGAGCTACCGGAGGAGGATGACCTTGACTCGATTAAAGGTATTTACACCCAGGTGGAGAAGGACTTCTCCGATTACCACGCCATAACAGGGAACACCCGCGGTCAATATGTTGAGGATTGTTTTTATATCCTTTTCGGAAAGGATGTATTCCCGGTCATGGCCGGGGACGAAGGTTTCAGCTGGCAGAAAATCATAAAGGATGGATTGGATACCGGGGTCGGTGTTATCGGGGCACTGGCCACGGACGGGATAAATGCCGCCCCGGTGGAGGTTGACCGGAGGAATTTCTATAATGATTGGATTGGTGCATGGCTCACGGCAGCAGTCAAGGCCAATGCCGCCAATGATGAGGATATCAAAAAGGCAAGGGAAATCTTCTCCACCCATTTCATTAAATATGGACCGGGTAGGATACACCTGGCCTGTAATCCGCCGGTGAACATCAAATCCAATGTGTTGGGATCGATGCCGTATGTGCATATGGACCCCCGGTTTAGGAATGATGCCATGGCCCGGTATTCATCCAAATACAAATCCCTCACCGATGAGTCCTGTACACTATATGCAAGGAGCACCACCGAGGAAGGAGTGTTATCCTTTATGGTGGGCAATGAGTTCCCCACCCTGTATAGTGACGGGTCTGACTGGTATTGGTCCATCAATGGATATAAATCCGGTATTCTCGCCTCCGGACCTGCAGGGGAGGATGGAAAGGACCGGGGAGTTCAAATCTTCGAATCCATTGAGAACCTATTCCTGGTCAAAGGGGTGGATGGAAAGGAATACGAATTCCGATATACCCCATGGGTCGGTACCTCCGGCGGAAAGTGGTTCTATCCCGATGATATGATCGGGAAGGAATATGTGGTAAACGGATCCCAAAAGACCATCACCGATGAAGGTTGTGAGGTTGGCGCATGGCCTTCTGCCGTCCTCGAAACAAAGCTATTCGAGCTCACCGATATCCAAAACGATAAGGATTATCTAAACCGGTTTATGTTCAACGGATCCACCTCCAACACCCACAGGATCAAAGAGAACATATCCACCCAGGAGGTATTCTATGCACCAATCTTCGCCACGCCGGGTCTAACCCCCGGTACCGAGGAATGGTGGGAGGAGGGATACCGGTATGGATGGAAAAAGGCCGATGACAGCTCCCTTACCTATACCGCCGGGGATGCCGCCCAATGTGTAGGATCCACCGGGGTTATCCTTGCCCCACGCAATCATAGGCAAGGCAACTCCGGGACGTGCTTTTGGTTCGGGGTTATCTCAGGCACCACCAATTATAATGAGGATAATAAGGATATTGTCCTTCCTGTGGCCGATATCTCCCCATCCAATATGATTAAATATGATATGGATATGGACATCCTTGGGGGGATGATGATGAAATTGGACCCATACCTCAATGTTCCGGGAAATAATATTGGTGCGATCACCTATCCCCGCGGCCTTATGGTTCCCATCAACTCGGTCCTCTCCGCCGAGGTGGATGACCGTTTCGCCGCCCATATTATATATCCCCTTCCCGTTGACCCCAACAAACCGGATACCACCGATGCCGGCGCCACCAATAATGATGAGGTCACCCTCACCAATAGGGCGGTGAACAATAAAAGGATTCTCCATATAGGTACCACCACCAATATCAATAACAACGGCAACACCACTGCGGACTACCTGGGTGATCTTATCCCCACGGAGGATTCCAGCAAGCTCGCCGAACTCCATGTGGATGAGGATCTCCAGGTTCTCGGAAACACCATTATTGGATGGGCGAAGAACACCGGTGGTGGACTATGGGTCCGGGGTGGTCTCCGAAAGAGCCCCATCTCCGGTGTCATCCCACAGGACACCCCTTCCGTTGGCCTGAGGGTGGACTACGGTGCCTCCATCGGTGGGGATACCTCCATCGGTGGGAATGCCACCATCACCGGGAAAACCGATATTGGCGGTACCCTTACCACAAACGGTAAGGAACCCGGATGGATGCTGTTCAGTGACGGGATAACCGGTGTGAAACCCATGTCGTGGGCCAATGACATTGATAATCACTATTTATATGGACACACCAGTGAGGAGGAGCCTAAATATAATGAATTAAATGGTGTTCTCTCCCCGGTGGTGCTGGACCTCGGCCCGGAGTATGGAACAAGGAGATTGGTGAAGTTCGGTGAGGTCGGAAGTGTGGAATATGACGACAAACTCGGAGGTATAAAAATCACGGATGTTCCCCACGCTGATGACTCCAAAGCGGACCAACACAGGGTATTGTTTGGAAGGTATCCTAAAATACCGAGCGAGGAGAATGGAATACACAATATAATTCCATTATATACCGGCTATTTTGCGACAATTACAGCTGCAGCTGGTCTTGATGATTGCCCATACATTTATTGGTTTAATGATGGTAGCAATGTGACCTCGGATGGTGACATAGGAAAATATCCCGAAGAAGTTGAAGTTCACCTGGACCCCGATGAGAAGCAAACAGCAAAACCACCGATCCAGTTCACGGGGTTAAATAACAACAATTATAATGATGACAATAATATTAAACAATATTTTAATAGTATAGGATATCAACATGTTGTGGATGCAGATAACAAACATATATTTTATTCATTTATTAGGGGATACAAAATACTATTTAATCTATGTAGATACGACCCGAGATTTAATAAGAATTCAAACATCCTGAAGGTGAAGGGGTTAAGATACCAGTGTGGAATGAGGCATGATGGGACCCACGGAGTGGCACCATCAAACGATATTCCGAAAGGTGACAACTACCATAACCCCCATGCCATAAACCTAACATTTGGTATTAACAAGAATAACAGTTGGGTTAAGTATATAAATGACCACCTCCCGCAAAAAGGTCGAGGCCTCACCCCAATTCCAACCACATGCCGTGTGGAGACAGTATGGGACTTTAAGACCCTATGGCCCTTCTCTGAAGTTACTGGTGTAGGCTCCAGTTCTGACGAAACAAATGGTTTTCTTATACCACAATATGTTTATATCCCCATTGTCAATAACCAAACCGTAGAGATGTACGTAAAAGGAGTGGTTACAACAACACCGAATGATGATCTGTGCATTGACGGTGGTGCCCTTACCGGTGCGTGGAGAGCAAGTACCGCTGATGATAAAAACAAAGCGTTTCGAAATGGTGGGGGTATACTCAAAATATCCATATGTGGATATTTGGACTATTAATTCATATAAAATTCGATTTTATAACCATAGAGTGAATCCATAGAATTCGATTTAAGGTATCATACTGCGATTCTAACAAAAGATCCCTGCTGTGCCTTCATAATTGTAAGGCCGAGAGGTTTTCTTTTGTTAGAATCGGTTTTTTAGGAATTAAAAAACCCCGGTGCACCGGGGTTTTTGTGTTTTTAATTGTTAGAATTTTTAGAATTTTTAGAATTTTTAGAATGGAAGGTCATCATCTTCTTCCGGTTGGGCAGGTGCCTCGGGTTGTGGGGTCTCCGGGGTGGGCTGGGTGTTGGTTACCGGCACCGCTCCTTGGGAGGCCTTGAACTGGGCATACGTCATGGACTTGGGATCCACACCGGCACCGGTCATCTCGGTGAAGTGATTGACAAATTCCACGGTGTTCTCATCCCATGGGGTATATCCGCAGTGTTTTTTCAGATCAAGCTTCTCACCATCATCGGTTTTGAGGTTTTCCTCCACGTACTTAATGACCTTGGCGTAGATGGGTCGGATTTGGGGGCGGACCTTGGTTAACATGGCCTTGCCGTCATCCCTCTTCTTTTGGGTCTTGCCGTTCTCCATCGCATTGATTGCCTCCACGTAGGTGTCCACCAGCTCTATCTCTGCCTCGGTGAGGAGTGGGGTACCATCGGTTTTGATAACCGGTGCATAATCCCCGAACTGGCTGAGGGAATAGGAGGTCTCCCGTTGCTTGCGTTCCGGGTGGGCGGGATCATCGGGGCCTGGCTGTACCTCGAGGTCCAGGGTTAGACCAATAAGATAATCCATAACCGGGTAGGGTTTCTGCTTACTGGCGTCAGAGGGGTTCATCTTGGCAATAAGCTTCTCATTGATGATCTTGGCCAACTTCATAACCCGGAATTTACCTACCATTTCCGGCTGATTTTCATCCTCAAGGACCTGGACAAGGACCCAGTTGGACTCGCTCTTGTCATAGACCGTCTTGGAGAAGTCCTTCTTGGCCTCGTCCCCGGAGAACCACAACGACTTCCAGGCGCGGAAGAGAGGGCAGTTCTTATCCCCGTCACCGAGGGAACTGCGAACCAAACGGTTCCCGTCGGCCGACTGGAGGTAGTAGGAGGCCTGATGGACAATACTATCCTGTGGGGAGAACGGGTTGAGAAGGATTTTTACCTTTGAGCGATAAATGCCATCCTCAGATTTTGAAAGTTTTGGACTTGTTTTGTAAACACAGGGATCACCGGTACTGGTTGGCTCCTTGAATGCATTGAGATTGGTGGGATCGAAACCCATGATGGAATCAATCAACTGGTCACTGGACTGGTTACTTGAATTACTCATAATAATTATTTGTTTAATTTATGTTTAACGATCAAATATATAAATAATACGGCGATTGTTTAATGTTATCACGCGAAATTTTGCACCATTCCACCATATCATTTTGGTTCCCCATATCCGATACGGTAATATATATCCTCCACCTCATTGTTCTCATCGGTGAGGAGTTTGTAGTCCGATCTTACCTCCATGGTAGGGCCTATCCGGTATTCGGAACGTTCGCCGGTGTTCATCCTGTCCCTTACCTCCTGGGGGATGGTCTCCTCGGAGAGCCAAACCAATTTTTTGTTTATATCAAATTGTTCGTTGATGGTTTTGTTGGTGAATTTGTATGGAATAAATTTTTTTTGCTTGGTGATCCACGTGGCAATATTATCCCTGTTCGACCAAAGGTCATCCAGGCCCCTGATGTTTAGTTTGGCCCGGAGCTTCTCCCTGTCCCCATTGGAAAAACCGTAGTTCCTCGTGCCCTTCGTGTAGGATACAATGGGGGATATGTTATCACCGGAGTCACCGGATAGCACCTTTTTGATAACCGTTTCGTCCGGGGACTCATAGAAGGTGTTGGGGTACCGGCGGAGGGCATCCAGGTTGGCATTTGCCATTTGTGGTGCCATGAAATACTCCATGGGGTCATCAGGACATTTGCATTTGGTTGGTAGGTATAATCCGGCACCGTCATTATACCAGCATACAAAGTGGTTACCCTTTGTGTTAAGGCATTGCCGGAGGTCGCAGTCCGCGGTCCATATCATACAGTCAGTCCCGGAGTTAAGTAACCGGTTGGACCAATACCATACCCAGTCATCACCCTCCGCACCGGGGGCCTGGCTGACGGTGAATCCCCTGGATCGGCATATTTGGAGGAAGTGGTTCAAGGTTCCAAATGCCACCGCCCAGTCGGTACCGGGATCCTTTGACCGGTTTCCTTTGTACTCCTTCCCCGGGGAGGGATGGATGGTATTCCTCCAGGAACCACCGTCCTCCACAAAAACAATGTTATCCACCTGGGGAAACACACCGAGGATGCGGCGGATGGAACGGGCCATGGTATTGATTATTAATTCGGATCCAACCTTTTTCGCATCGGGGGAGTTATCCACCCGAAGCCATTTTTTGGAAAAATATAGGCGGCTAAGAAACAGCCAGTTGGTATCCACGATAAGGGTTAGTTTATTGATCATAACGTATGGATTTTCATCAATATAACAACCCATAGGGGAATATTTAATAAATCATCCCAACCGGTGGATGGTGTTTTCCGTGATTATTTTGAACTCCATTCCATGATGGGTACACCACTCCTGGGCGGCCTTCCATTTGTGGCAGTTGGTTATCCAGGTCTGCCAGGCCCAGGAGTTCTCATTTAGTGGTGGGGTGGTTTGGTTTTTTGGCTTTATCTCCACCAGCAGCCGGGTACCATCGGCCATCTCCAGGTAGAAATCAGGGAAGTATCTCCTTTGTCGACCGTTAAGGAAATAGGGAATACATACACACTCGGAGGCCCATCCCCTTACCTTCCTGGAGGCTTCCATCCACCGGATGAAGGATATCTCATAGGAGCTCCGGTATATCACCGGGTTGGTGCGGTCAAGGAGTTTTTTGCAGGTGTTTGTGTTTATATATCCTTGTTTGTACCTGGAGTTCCTGGATGGCCGGAATTGTTTAATGGATTTTGAGGTCATGGGCTTTATGGATTTTATGGGTTTTATGGATTCATCTCCCACCGGGTGGTACCGGCATCATATATTCTATAATACCCGGATTTATCCATTGCCTGCCTCTCCGTCCATTTGGAGGGGTCGGGGTCCGGGGCAAGACCTTTTTGTATTATTTGATATTTATTGAACTCATACCGGTGGTGGCGGTTCATCTGCCCGTCCACATACCAGTATCCGGCACTGATGGAGTCTGCCTTTTTGAATCCCAGTTGGGCATACATATTCCCGTCCGAGATGTCATTGGAGGAGTAGGATATGATTGATTTTGGGTGGATATCCTTTATAAAATGTCTTAATAACCTTGATGCCCCGCAGACCACCTGCCAACCCATCAGGTTACAAAATCTCAGAAGCTCGTATTGTCCATTGATTTGTTTCTTTCCACCCATCCCCGGCCTCCTTTTTCCGAAGGTCATCACGGAGACCAATATTCCGTTATAATATAATCCATAATGATAGGACGCCCCACAGGCACCCTGAATGTGGTTTTTATTCATAAACACACGGGATATCTTTGGATCCACCAGCCGTACGGTACACCTCCTGGCATATACCCGGTGGTCGAACACCCCGAGTTTCGCCTTTATAACGGATTTGACCACCTCCGGCTTCTTAATATATATATCCTCCCAAATTTGGAGCAGCTGAACCCCATTATTTGCACACTCCAGGAACTTATCGGAGTGATATTTTGGTTTTTTGAATTTATCCGAGTGCCAGTATACCCCATTAAGCTCTATGGCGATTTTCTTTTCCGGAATGTATATATCCAGCTCCTTCCCATTTAATATATCCCTTTTATTGTCGATATGGTGTACACCTAATGAGTCGAGGAATAATCCTATATTAACCTCCAATGTGCTCCTTACATCCCCAACAGGGCATAACCTGGTACATAACTCTGTTCCGTCCTTTTTTCTCCCCTGGTGTCTCTCACTGGTGGTTATATAGTATTTCTCCTCACACTTATTACAAACCCCCGGATGTGGACAGGTACACCTCCACTCATTCCCCTTGAAGCCTATCACCTCCGGGTTCCGGTTCATCAATCCTATCTGTGCCGGCTTCTCCACCCCATATTTACTCATACAGGTGGCCTTGGATCTATCCGTTACCTCGGTGGACTGAAATGGATATTCCACCCCATACCTCTTCAGATTGGTGGACAGCACCTTACTTCTTATCCGGTCGGACTGCCACAGGAATCCCCCGTATTTTTCGGTTTGGGTTTTCCGGATTTGCCCTATATTATTGTAGTTTTCACTTCCGTGGTTTTTCAGCTTTGTTTGTTTAATTTTCGCCACCGGCTCCCCGGAGGAGTAGGTGGCCTTGTTCGACTCACTAATCCTCGCCGCGTGCTCCCCGGAGGCATACGAGCATTTATAGGAGCAGGTAGGGGAGTATCCCCTGGTGAAATTTATAAATTTACACTCCTTTCCGCAAACCGGGCACCTCGGTTTTTCCTTCATACCATGGACCGCCAGCCATAACTTCTCCGGCCACCGGAGGTTTGAATCATACCTCCCCATGACCTCGGCATAGAAATCACCAAAATATTTTTTAATATGTGCCTCCCTGGTTCTCCCCTTCGGGCTCCCCTCTATGTATTCCAATGTTGGTCTGTTCATTGTTTAATATCTCATTTTGGATAATTGCATGACATTTATGTCCACCACTCTTACAAAATATTTATCATGTAAATATAATAAGCTTAGGGAGGTATTTAAGCAGTAAATACACCGATTTATCTTTCACATAGGTGTGTTGGTTTGGTGTGTGGTGGTTTATGTCCGCAAGATAAATTGATAGATACATATCATCACACCATACCGGCATAAAAAAAGCCGACCCTTAATGGGCCGGCCTTATAAGTTATTGATTATCAACCGATTAGATGATGAATCCCTCGGCTGCGTCAATCATAAACGTGAGATAATTCTGTTCAGGGTGGAAACCGAAATCCGAGATGGCGAACCGGCTATTGCAAAGGAGCTTCGGGGCCATGGTACCTTCGGCAACGATCTGAACCTGATCACATAGAATGTAAGGCGAGAAGATGACTCCTGGATTTGAGCCGTTTGACTTGCGGCCAACACAGATCCTGCAGTCATCCCAGTTCATATAAGGATTGACATACACATTCAGACCGGCAACCGATCCTGCGAAGTACAGGCTCTGCGATCCATCCTGGGTCATGGTGTTGACCATCGGGGCGATTACGAAGTTGGCGCTATCCTGGAGGGCACTGAGAACCTGGGTGTTGGTGACAATCCAGTTGGCACGACCCCAACGGCTGGTGTTGGCAATCAGGTTGCTGGCGGCGAGAACCCTGGAGGCAATCCTGCGCTGGTGGGTGGTCACATTCTCGGCGGCGGTGTTCTTAATGGCGTTGTTGATGGGACCCCAATCGGCTGCGGCATTCTTACCATCGATACCAATGAACTTATCGGCATTCTTAAAGTCGGCGAGGTTCTTCGTACCCGGATCGCCAGGAGCACCGAAGTAAAGGTTAAGGTCTGCACCCTGGTAGTCCTTTTGGATGCGGGCATTGGTCACACCGAGTTTGAACACGCGGTCCAAAATACGGTCGTTGATAGCCTGTGAGAGCTCGTTCTGCATGGCCTCGAGGACCTTACCAACCACGTCAATGCCATAGAGAGGCATATCCTGGAGCTGTTGGCGGGTAACCGAACCGGTTACCTCATAGGAACCCATTTGGACCATCTTGGTGAAGAACCTTGCACCGATGGTGTTACCAACACCGGTCTCGTTCTGTGCACGGGTCATAGGCTCATCGGAACCGTTGCCCTTACCATCACCGAAGAAGTTGGAGAACTCCTGGATGTGATCTGCGAATGCAGCGATGACATCTGCGTGAGGAATGGCAATTGTAAGGCCGGTACCCTCAAAGGTGGCTGTGTGGGAGAACACATCGGCGATGGAGTATTTCTCCGTGGTGGTATCGTCAATATCGGCACCGTTCAGAACACCGGTCTTGACAACCTTGATGATAATACCATTATCAATACGAGACTTGCCGAGGTAACGGCCGTGGAGGGCGATCTTCTTGCCATCATCGAACGTGCTGGATACATTGAGATCCAAACCGTTCCATGCCTTACCTGCTGCCTCTGCCTCCTTCCTGGCGGCATCTGCAATCTTCTTCAATGACTCGTTCAGGGCGCGGAGTTCGCTCTGCGTACCACTAACCTTAATATAGATAGGCTTGTTCTCGTTGTCCTTACCCTTACCATCCAGTGAGGTCTCGTTCAAACGACCGAGCTTACCACCTGCATAGGGGAAGTCCATGTACTGGAACATCTGCCATGGACCTGATGCCGGGATGACCGGTACCAACTCAAGGCCGATGGTCACGGCTGCAACCTCAAGGGCCATCGTCAAGGTCGACATGGGGATATCACCGGAACCAACCTGGTAGTTATGGGCATGGAAATCAGCACCTGTGTTTCCTACACCGCTACCATCACCGGAGCCGTTGAATCCAACACCTGTCGGCATCATGGGGTTGCCCATGCCGATGGTATTCAGCGGGGTGGTGTAAATGTTGTTACTCTGAGGGAGATTGTTGGTAATACCCTCATAGATCTCGTGGTTTCGTGCATACTGGGACATCCACCTCAGCTTGTAGTCATTATCGACATGCAGCTCCTCCTTGATGATACCGGACCACTTCGAAAGGTCCTCGTTGATCATGTTGTTGGCATTGATCATGCCTGCATTAATCATATTAGGCATAAAATTGTCGTTATTTTTAATGTATTTATGTATGAAAATATAATACAAATCAGCCGATTAAAATGTTAATCCGTTGATAATCAATTAGATTCATTTATCACACGGTATTTGGTTGGAAGAAATAGGCAGCGGTACGGTTCCTCTCCGCCCACTCCTTTATCTCATCTATCTCCTCGCCGGCCCGGTCCCTGAACTGGTCGAAGTTCAATTCCACCTGCCCCGGATATTTGAATTGCCAGGAGCCCAGGATGGTGGCCAGGTCCCTCATGCAGAACGCGGTTACCAGCCGGAAAAAGTAATAGGAGTTATATAAATCCTGTATCCTGCACCTCACCATACACTGGATAAGGACGTCGGAGTACCCGAGGTCCCCGAGAATGACCAATTTGGAGGAATAATTATTGAAATTATAGCTTAGGGGTGGATTTAAGGTTTGATCAAAGGTATCAATCTCATATAGGCTCATCACCACATCCGGTAGGGTATATCCGGTTCCTCCGGTCAGCCCCAGGCCGCCACCGATTATTCCGGCACCACCGAACATGCTGTAGGAGGACATAACCATTCTCTCAATACTAAAATCCCCCATGGCGGAATACTTTAGGTTTTGCTGGAGCTTGAAGCATCCAAAAACCCCCATGATCTGCGGGGGGAGCTGTATGGTTTTATTCATCACCGATTTCCGGCATATATCCTCCTTTTTGATCACAAATGCCCTTTCCTCGAGGGATTGGTCCACATTTTCAAAGAACCACTGCGCGGCATTGACCACCTCCTGACTTATCCTCTCTGCCTGGAGGGGGAATGGGATGGCACAGTTGGTGGTTACCTCGCTGATCACCCTTTGGATGAATTTGGCATCCACCTCCTCCTCCACCTTCGGGGTCCAAATAACCGATCCCGGATGGCTGTTGTAGGCGTTTGTTTGACTCATAAAATGGAATATTTTTATACCTATAAAATAACATTTTGGTCCCCAGGGGCATATATATATACCTATAAACAGAGGTGCTGGGCCTGCCGGTGTCAAGGCAATTGTTTTATGGAAAGCGACCACAGGAAAATGAATAACCAACAATTAAAAAGGTGGATTTCCGGGTATTTGCCAATCAAATAACGCTCAAATAATATTATATAAATAGTTTAATATACAATGACTCCACATGATCCGCGAGGTATATAATTCACAGGAATACAATATGGATGCAAAGGACAAGAAGGCAATCAATGAGGCTTCGGCGGACTCCATCCCCAATCTCAATCTAACCACCAATTTCAGGCCGACATATTCCAATGCACCGAAGAAAAAGAAGAATCTTATATCGAAATTCTTTTCCAACATGGCCCGGTTCGGAATGCGATACGAAGACAAAGTCCTTAATAACATGCGGGCGATCCCCGCGGACAAATCCCTGTTGGACAAACCAACCAAATTTCTCAACCAGGACCTTTTCCAAATGTCCGGTACCTCCTGGAAGGTAAAGTCCAATGTGGACAAGGACTTCTACGAAAAGGATGCCCCTGCGAAGATTGATGCCCTCCGGAAGCTCGCCTGCCAACCGGAGTTGGAGGACATCCTGGACACCATGACCAACGAGGCCATTGTCTATGACCCGGAACAAACCTATTTTGCCACCCCGTTCATCGAGGACCAGGAGATGATGGTCCTTAAAAAAAATATTAGGAAGAAAATCAATGACGACCTTCAGGACCGTTTCCGCTCCTTATATAAGATGCTCTCCTGGAAGACAAGGGCATGGGATAACTTCAAACGATTTTTGGTGGAAGGCTCCCTCGCCTGGGAGATCGTATGGGACTCCCTCGAGAAACCCAAGGAGATCATCGGGTTGGTTCCCCTGGACCCCTGTACCCTCACCAAGAAATTCAAAAATAATAAGTGGTATTGGGTACAATTCTCCGGTATCCAAGGTAGGGAGAGGACCTTACTGGACTCCCAGGTGATATATATTGCATTCCAGGAGACAAACTGCATTGACAGGATGTCCTACCTTGAGCGCCTGATCCGTCCCTTTAATATATATAGAATCGTGGAACAGGCCCAATTGATTTGGACGGTCACCAACTCCAGTTATAAGATGAAGTTTACCATCCCAGTCCGGGGAATGAATCAAATCAACGGTATGCAGACCGTGAACTCGGCCATGAACCGGTATAAGGAGGACATCAATTTCAATGCCGAGGATGGATCCCTGCAGATCAACGGCCGGACAAACCTTCCGTTTAATAAGGAATATTGGATGCCGGATGGGGATGCCGGTTCCCCGGAGATCGAAACCCTGGGTGGGGATGGTCCGGACCTGAATGACAACGACCAACTTAACTACTTCCGTAAGCAGCTGTATAAAATCTCCAAGGTTCCCATGAATAGATTTGACCAGGAGTCCGGGGATGCCTGGTTTGGTACCGATGCCGCATCCTATGCCCGCACCGAGATTGACTTCGGTAGGTATGTCACCAGACTTAGAAACCAATTCTCCCAAATAATTATTAAGCCACTCCAACTCCAATTGGCAGCCGACTTCAAGGAACTCCAGGATAACCGCCAGGTCCTTGAGGGGGTCTCCTTGAGATATAACTCCTATAACCTGTTCGAGGAGCTGATGGAAATCGAGGTTATGCAGAAAAGAACGGAGTTTATTCAAAACATGAAGGACAGTATGGTCGATATGGACCAGGATGGAAATGAAATTAAATTTTTCTCATCCCGGTTCCTTGTGCAGAAATACCTGAAACTCTCTCAGGCAGATCTCAATATGAATGACAAGCTCAAACAGGAGGAAATCGAGGACCTCAACCTTGCCGGTAACCCCGATAAGGCCGGGGAGGAGGATGCTCCGATGGAGTCCATGAAGGATAAGGATGACATCCAGGCAATTATGGATTCCTTATCGGAAGAGAAGCAGAGGATACTTAAAAAACACCTTAAATAAATATATTGAAAATATATTGGATAATGTTAAGGGGGCGGCTAAAAACCATCCCCTTTTTTATTATTTATATTCACAAAGAATTATTTATGGATATGGATAAGAATGAGATACTTGCCTCACCAAAAGGAAAGGCAATGGAGAGATACATAAGGATTCATTATCCAAATGAATACCCGCTGGTTCTCAAATGCACCGGTGGGAGGTGGGCCGAAAAATTATACAATTACCTATTTAACTCCCCGGGGCACAAATGTGTTGTTTGTGGAAAGCCAACCACCTTTTCATCCATTACCAAAGGATATAAACAATACTGTTGTCCCCGTTGCGTAAGACTCGGTACAAAGGAGGGCACCGAGAAAAAAATGATAAAAAAATACGGGGTACCCAATGCATCCCAATCCAGGGAGGTGAAGGAAAGGAAAAAACAAACCATGATTTCCAACTTTGGGTCACTGGAGAATGCATACAAGGAGCGGGAGAAGAAAACAAAAAGCACATGTCTTGAAAAATACGGTGTAGAAAATGCATCCCAGTCAGAGGAAATAAAGGAAAGGAAAAAACAAACCATGATTTCCAACTTTGGATCATTGGAAAATGCATATAAGGAGGTTTCGGATAAAAGGGCACAGACCAATATGGAAAGGTATGGCACCAGTTATCCATCCCAATCCAGGGAGGTGAAGGAAAGGGCGAGGAAAACCAACCATGAATCCGGAAAGGAATTGGAGTTAAAATTATATATAAAGTCCCTCGGATTTGATGGTAATAGAACGAGGACGGTGCTTCCATCCGGAAAGGAATTGGATATTTATATCCCGGAGAAAAAAATTGCCATTGAGTTTAATGGGATTTATTTCCATTCCGATATGTTCAAGACAAAGGATTATCATATAAACAAATTCGAGGAATGCAGACAACAGGGCATCCAACTGCTTCAAATTTGGGAGGATTGGATGATAAATAAACCCCGGATAGTTAAATCCATCATAAAGGCAAAGCTCGGGGTGTTCGACCACAGGGTATATGCCAGGAAATGCGAGATCAAAATGGTCCCCCCGAAGGAATCCAGGGTTTTTATGAATGAAAACCACATTCAAGGGGCCAGCGGGGCGTCCTATCATTATGGACTATATTATGAGGGAGGATTGATCTCCTTGATGACCTTTGGAAAAAGAAGACCGGGGATGGGTGGAAAGAAACAAATTGATGGACAATACGAGCTTATAAGGTTCTGCAACCGGCAGGGGTGGCAGGTGGTAATGGGGGCCGAGCGACTATTAAAACATTTTATAAAGGATGTCCACCCCAAGTCAATCATATCATACTCCTCCAATGACATCTCAGATGGGAACCTATATATGAAGTTAGGATTCGAACAGGCCCGGTCCATCAGCCCCGGATACTGGTATTTGGACCAACAAATGAGGCGTTATCACCGGTATGAGTTCAACAAATACCAAATAGTAAAAAAAGGTCTTGTCTCCAAGGACCTGGATCCCAAATACTGGACGGAGAGGATGGTTATGGATGCCGCCGGATATTATAGGATATATGACTCCGGGACAACCCGGTGGGAATTATCCTTATGATTTGTATTATATAGGTATATACTGATATAAATTATGTACAGGAAGCCCTATGATGAGCTCACAGATGTGGATGAGCTTATGGTATATTACGGTGATTTGATCACCGAGGCAAACAACAAACGTGGTAGGTCCATACAGGATGAGACCTTGCCGGTGGTGTATGCGGACCTGAAAAGAACGGATAATATATGCATATTTGATCACATCATCATATTCACCAACTCAAAGGACCCGAAGAATAACAAAACCCTAAAAAATATCCTGGATGCCATCAAGGCGGTGAACCACAAACCGGAACTCCACCTGTTCTTCTCCGATAAGGTCAGTTATGATGAGAACGATAATGGCTCGGAAATAACCATCGATGACGGCCAGGATAAATTCACCATCAAGGAGGCAAATAATACCAACACCCTGGTATTCTCCAGGCTCTCCGTTAATGGGGAGATGGAGTGCGAACAGGTGGTCAAGGTCCTCCAGGATCGCGGCTTCCTCGTATTGAATCCAGTGCGGCCCATGCAGATCGCATCCAATAAATACGATAGTGCCTGCCTGTTTGAGCGGGGAAATATCCCCCAGCCCCGGTTTAGCCTGATGACCAAAAAGATCCTATATGACAAGGAGCAATTTGATGAGGCCATGGCCGCGGTGAACCCCAAATGGGATCCGGATAATGAGGATAATAATGAGAAACTTGATTTTGTGATCAAGATCCTGGATGGCCATGGTGGTACCGGCGTCAACCTCTCCAACGGAAAGGCCATGATTCCCTGGCTCCAAACCATTTTCGCCATCGACCCGGAAAGGCAACTTATCATCCAGTCCAAGGAGGACGGTGATGGTGGCGACCTAAGGGTTCATGTTCTCACCCTAAGGGATCGCCAGGTGATACTCGGTGCAATGAAAAGGGTCCAGCTCTCCGGGGACTTCCGATCAAATGTATCCCTCGGGGCAACGGCGGAACCGGTTAAACTCTCCAAGGAACAGGAGCAAATCGCACTTCGGGTGGCCAATATATCCAAAATGCCGTGGTGTGCAGTGGATATCATGCACCTAAAAAATGGCGGGGACGTGGTCCTGGAGATGAACTCCTCGCCCGGAACAGCCGGGATATCGGAGGTTCTTAAAACAAATTTTGTAAACATCCTTTTGAACGAGCTCAGTAACCCCTCCGAGTTCCTACTTCAGGACAAGGCGGCCGGATTTGTGGAGTCGGCCACCATCCAATTCAATGACCACCTCACCAAAAAATACCTTGCCAAATTGGATACCGGAAACTCCACCACGTGCAACACCCTTGAGGTTGGGGAATACGAGGACAATGACGATGTGATATCCTTCAAGGTGGATGGAAAAACACTGCGGTACAAAAAGGAAAGGACCATGTATGCCATCGCCGGGGATAAAACCTATAAAAGGCCGGTTATCACCGTTCCCCGCCTCACCCTCGGAAACCGGGCCATTATCAATGTTCCAATTGCAGTGGTGCATAGTAGAGGAAATAAAACCACCAATCTCCTTATGAACAGGGATACCATCTCCAAACTCGGATATATTGTTTCCCCCGGATGTAGTCATATCCTCACCCCGGAGATGGATAAAATCAAAATCCTTTAATTTTTCATCATGGATTGGTTAAGGGAGATATTATCGGAAGGCCAATATCTGAGCTCGAAGCGGGTGGCAGGTATGATCCTTATTATCTTTTCGGTATTTTTAATCACCGGATTGGTAATCAAGGATGGGGCAAACCAATATACGGAATCCCTTATCACCACCGCCATGATTGTTGGGGCTGCACTCCTCGGGGTGAGCTCGGTTACCGGTATATGGAAGGCAAAAAAATAATATTATATATATATATATGGAACGTGAAGAACTGTTAAAACTCATTAAAAAGGGATCCATCACCCATAACTACCTATTGGACCATGCCGAGGAGCTGACCAAAGATGAGGTGGTCAAGGAATATGTTACCCAAACCGGGTTGGACCTGGAAAAGGATAAGGATACCACCAAGGAGGATACCACCAAGGAGGATACCGCCAAGGAGGATACCGCCAAGGAGGATACCGCCAAGGAGGATACCACCAAGGAGGATACCGCCAAGGAGGATACCGCAACGGAAAAGGCAGATATAAAGGTTCCCGATGAGGATGGCATTGTGGTGGACCCGGTGGCAAGTACACCAAAGAAAACGAGAAAAACCCAAAATAAAAAATAAACTTACAAATACACATGGCAACAGATTTTAGTGCTATCATGGGTTCTGATGGAACCCCTGTGGAAGGAAAGCAATTGTTTGGCAAGGCGTCATTGGATGCCCTTTTGAAGAGTATCAAGGCTACCCGTGACGTGCTGACCGCTGCGGATGCAAAGATTGTGGCAGATCAGAAAACGGTGGATGCCGGCCAGGATGTAAATATCTCGGCAAATACAAGGAAGAACGAGGAGCAGGATACCACCATTGCCGGCATCCGTGCCGACCTCGGTGAGAAGAATGCCGCTGCCGGCGCAGACACTGCCTTTGCACGTATCAAGCAACTTGAGGAGTCATTGACCTCGGTTACCGGTGACCTTACCAAATTGGTTACCTACCTCAGCAATCAGTTGGATGCCGCTGCCGTTAACACTGCATATAAGACGGCGGTTGGCGATGCTGTTACATCAGGTACCGACAACCCATAATCGGCGCGCAGGAAAAACAACAAAAAGGATACCCACAAGGTATCCTTTTTTATTATTTATACATATAAAAAATTTTCATTAAAATAGTGTCATGGCTCAAATAAATGATAAATTCTATTTGGACTCCCGCGGGGCCACCCAACTGATTAATAAGATTGCCGAGGCCCATAATTTTAATAAGGCGGAAATTAAAAAAATCGAGGAGAAGATGAAGGCCGTGGAGGAAGACCTTCAGAAAATTGTTGACTTCATCAAAAACCAAATCGACACCCAGGCCGTTAAAACGGAATACAAGGAAGTTGTCGGGGATTAGTTCAATATAAATATTGGAAAATATGAAAAGACTTGTTATTGGTTTCGACAAGGTATTGCATTTCTCTGCGTGCCTACTCATTACCGCCATTATTTTTGCCGGTTTATACCTCACCGGTGCCCCTAATATACTCTGTATATGCAGTGGTTTTGGGGTAGCCATGATTATAGGATTTGCCAAAGAGTTCTATGACAACAACCACGGTGGGAAATTTGATTGGAAGGATATCCTCGCTGATTTTATCGGTGCTGCCATATCATCGGTTATCCTATATGACATGCCGGTACTAACTGCGGTGGTAATTTGTATATTTGCCATATTTGTGCTAACCTGTGTACAGATCCGATCCGAATAGGGATAAATTAAAAATTAAACCCTTTTAGGCTTTTGGATATTAAATATATTTTAAGCCTTAGGATTAAAAAATTAAATCCTTTTAAGATTTGGCTC